TACCTTCATTGAATTTAATATCAGAAACAGGCATTACTTTTTCTTTTGGTGCTTTGTAGTTTTTGCCTTCATCGCTTCTAAAGAAAACATATCCATTTTCTTCTTTTACAAAAACACCAGAAATACCAGCACCGCCTTTCTTTCCAACACCAGCGTGTACACGAGTTCCCACTTCAAATTCTTTTTGTTCTAAGATAGGATTATTTTTGGTAAATTTAACACCATATGCAGTTTCGCCAATGCCCGGCTTGTTGATAAGGATATATGGTTGTTCTTTAATTGTTATTTTGCTTGACTTTGGTTTTACAGAATATGCACTTTCTGTCATTTTAACAGTTTCAGTTTCATCATTTATTAACACATCACCACGACCACTTTGTGCATTTTCTTTTAGATTAGAAAACGCAAAGTCGGCAATTTTGTAAAACATCTCTTTGCTTTTGCCAATGGTATCTTCTATTTTGCCTTTATTTTTATCATTAACTGCATTGTGAAGATTCACAATTGCACTGGCAGTAAACATATCTACTGTCATTGATTCGCCATTGTCAAATTCGACTCGGGTTGCATCTTTGTTATCAACAATATAGCGAAGTCTGTCAATAGTATCTTCTGTTAGTGTTGGTTTTGCTGTTATGAAATCCTGCTTATTCATTAGTTGTCCTTATCGTGCATGACTCTTTGGTGTTGGTCTTTTGTTTGTTCCGGGTATTGCACTATCGGTACCCTGTTCAAGATCATTTGTTGTTTTTGCTGGTTCTGTTTTACCACCAGCAATTTCAAATTTTGCATCACTTGCAGAATTTTTAATTACTTCGTCAGTTGTATCATATTCAGCGTTTGGCGGCGTTGGGTATTCTTTATCCAATACAGGACTTTCTTCTTTACGCTCTTCTTCTGCTGTGACACTATCATCATATTCAGGAGTCATGATACGAATATGGTCAGGGTCACCACCTAATTGACGCCACATTTCAGTTACTTCTTGTGTCGCTGCTGGATAAGAGAACTCAACATCAATAATATGAACCTCTTCATTTTTCAACTCTGGAAACCCTGCTGGGGATTTCATAACTGGAGTTTTCTTTGGTTCTGACATTTTTATTAAGTCATATCTTTCAAGACGAGTTTCTAACTCGTTGATTTTATCTTTATCTAACTCACCAGCAATTTTAATGCGGTACTGAAAAGTTTGTTTGCTTTCAGCAAGATAATCTACAAATGTTTTCATAATTCTGATCCTATAAGGTATTTATTATAAACAGCTATTCTTTACTATCGCTGTTATTGTTGTTATTGTTAAATAGTCTTTCCAATAATTGGTTGCGATCAAGAACTACGCCACTTCCTTCTTCAGATTCGTCATCTTCTTTTTTCTGTGCCTGTTGGTCTAATCGCATTTTCTTTAATTGTAAATCAACTGTCTTTAACTTCTTGTTTATTTTAGCATTTTTTGCAGTAACAGCATGACCTAACATAGTACTTGCTACTGAAAATATGTCAGCAGCATAGCGGCTATCTACATTCATTCCTAGATCCATAAGGTCATCAAAACTAGCAGTTGCTTTGTCACTTATGTCATCCATTTCTTTGTCGCTGGCTTCTAAACCACGAACTGCTGGCAATGCTTCTTCAATCTTGTCTAATTCGCTTAGTGATGTTGATATTGTTATGTCTGAAGAACTATCTGAATCATCAGCAGATTCAGTTTCATCAGTCACATCTTCTTGCTCATCAAGATTATTTTTTTCATCTTGTGGCAAATTTAGTAATTGTTCAAGTTTGCGGGTCATTACAAGTATTTAGACGAACTATCTTTTACCTTGGTGGAAAATCTGATCTTCATTTACTACGCGAAAGGTCATGCCATTTTTTCTACACCATTTAGTGGCTTGATCCCATTTTGCCATATTGACAGCAACAGCAGCACGGTCTCTTGTGCTCATTCTTTCTGTCATCATACTTTGCTTTTTGGGTTTTATTTCTATTATTTCAGCTTTTATATTTCCATTTTTATCTTGGTATGAAACAAAAAAATCTGGAACATATCTTGACATTTTGCCTGTTAGTGGATTTCTATATGGTATGGCTATAGCCTCACTTGCCCATTGAAGAATATTATCATTAGTATCGCAGAATCTACAGAATGCGTGTTCCCAAGATGAACGGTAGTGCGGTATATGTTTCCCAACATATTTGGCAGGGTTGATCACTTGGTATTTCCCTTGTGCAAACTTTTTAGTCATGCCCGTATATTACGTGCTACTCCGACCGGCGGCACCAATCTTGTAGATACGCCCAAATATGTTGATTTATTTCTAACAGAATTTAGGTAATAAGCAAGAAGTGCAGAAATTTGGGTATCTGAACTTTTTTCAAATTCTTTTAAAAGAGTGTCGATTGATAGTTGATTTATGTCTGCAACCCGGAACAATTCGGCTGTGAATGTTTCTGCAGGTGCATCTCCTTCAAATCTTTTTTTGAAAAAACTTAAAACTCTATCATATTGATTTGAATCAACATTAACAGGAAAATTCTTAAATTGTTGTTGTGCTCTGCCGCCAGCATCAATGCGTGGATTGCGTTCATTTAATGAAGCCATATTAATATGCCTCTCTTACTGCTCTTCGGTGTTGTTTGTAGGAGAAAGCGGAGGAAGTGGTTCTCCTTCTGGTATTACTGTTGTATCTTCAGCCGGAAAAGATTGTGCTGTTGGCAGTGGTTCTAATGCCTCTCCTTGTATATTGGGTCGTGATATGTTTGCTGGCGATGCAATTGCACCCGCAGACTCTGTTTTGCCCGTGGATGATGACTTTCTAACAAAAGTACCATTGGCTTGTTCTGTTGGTATAGTTCCCTCAGGAGCAGGTGTATTAAAACTTTCAGAACTATTTTGATTTGTGCGATTGGAAACTGAATCTTGTATGCTTTTGTTTACCGATCCAACAGCACCAGCGGCGACACCAGTGGCGACAGATATTGCTGCAGCAGTTGCCTCATCTTTTGCAAGGTCACCAATATCCGAATCTCCGAATGTTTCTCTTGCACGGCCAGCAGTTTGTACAGCACCTAAAATATCGCCATTAGCAAGATCATCTACAACACTAAGTCCAGAATCTACCAATCCACCTTGTCCAAATATTGTCTCATTGCCACCGGCTCTTGCATTCGGGCTGGTAACTTTATCGTAATAATTGGGGTTGCCAAATCCGGGAACTGTTGTTGCGTTGCCGTCTTCACCAATAAGCCCAGAAAAGTATTTTACAGATTCATATGTTACTTGCACACGGTTTTCCATAATTCCATCTCCTGCACTATAATCATAACGATCATGATTCCATTGTGTTATTAGAGGATTAATTAGCACATAACTTGCGAAGCGGTGTTGGTTAAATCCATAAATTGTTATGTCACGGAAAAACGCGGGTTTTGCAACTAATTCACCACCCGGTCCAAAACCTTCTCCATAATAACCCCAGTCATTGGCTTTTCTTTCAGGAGAGTATATATCTCTTTCAGAATAAGCAAATCCGGGGTCTTCTGCGATTGCACCAGTACTACCGTAGCCCTGACTTGGGTCACGGTAGTAATAACTGAAATAGTTATACCATAGACGACGTGTCAAGTCTGACGCATCGTCGTGAAATGTCATTTCAACTGGGTTGTATTCAATTCTTTTTTGAACAATGCGTTTACGGTTGTATTGGTTATACACGTCACTATCAATTGCATAACTTGGTAGGTCAATTGTTTTAACTAATAAACCAACCGTAGATTGTTCATCTTGACCAAAAACAGAACGAAGGCCGGGAATCTCTGTATTAAGAGTAAAATAAACATGAAATAGGAATTTATTACGCGGAGCAAGCTCATAATTGTTCGCTGTGAACGTTTTATGAGCATGCTGTGCGTCTCTTAGGTTGTCCCGGGCAACGAACCCACTAAAAAAGTCACGAAAAAATGACACGATTAGCCAGTTACAGTTTCACCCAATGTGCGACCAACACTTGTGCCAACACCATCACCGAGTGGTGTTTGTAGTGCGTTGTCAAAACGAAGTGTCATTGAAACTGTTTGTACATCACTTGTAGCATAATCAAGCTGGTTGTAGTTGGCACTGGTTATATAGCAGCCATAGAGTTCCCATGTTTCAAGAGTCTGTGGTTCGTTGGCTCCATTACCACCATCAAGCATTTCACAGCGGGTAAGGAATTTATAATCAATGCCCGATGAGGCTGACGACTGCTCCATGAAATCCATTTGTCTCTGCAATTGCTCACCGATGAGTCTAGAAATGCTGCCAGAGGCGTCATCACGCATTTCAACAGTTACATCCTGCCAAGTGTGCTTGCCAGCTAAACGCATTTTAGAGTTATAAAGATCAATTGTAATATCGTCAAACTCTACGCTTGGGCGGTCAAAAGTCATAACCTGCTTGGTTAATTCTGTTTTTGGGGTTGAAACACCAAAGTTCTCAAACAATACGCGAAAACGGTATTTGAGTTTTGGCATCAAGAGGCCTTGGTTGTTAGCACTCTGATCACTTCCCAAAGGCACTGTCATTCTAGATAATGATGAAACGGCCATATATTCTATCTCCTTGTCTCATTTATTTATCAAACTTCAAAGACAAAAAAACAGGGCCTTTTGGCCCTGTTTTACATTTATAAACAATAGGTTATCTGAATTATATCGTGCTAGATGATGCGATATTACCAGAAGAAATTTCACCTGTATTCTTAATTCGAACTGGAATAAAGATGAATTCTACGGCTTTGACTGGCTCGATGGCAATGTCAATATACAACTCATTGCGATCAATACGCTCTGGTGTGTTATTGCTGTTATCACATACCACCAAGTAATCAAATATTCCTCGCTTAGCAAGTAGGTCATTCAAAAGTGACTCTACTGAACCTTTAATTTCATTACGAGTAATTGTGTCATTTGGTTCAAACAAGAACTGGTTACCAATTTCTTCAAGTCTGCCACGAATAAATGCAACAAGTCGTGCAACGTTGATACGATCAAGAGCACTTGGTATACCCTGTGTGGTCTTGTTACCAAAGTTTGTAATACCAGACGCTGGAATTAGTGTAATTGGGTTAACGTTATTCTCGTACAGAGTATCCTTGAGATCACCAGTCAAACCTGCTTGAACAAACTCACCAGTGCCAACATCAACATAACCCAATCTACCAGCGTTGTCAACTGTGCCACGACGTGGACCTGCTGGTGCTAACCAAGGGAATGCAACGTTATCATTGCGGACAAATGTTCTTAACATCATATGACTGGCTGGCTGTACAACAGTTGCACCAGAGAGGTCATTGGTTTGACAAGCTGGGTAGAAAACGCCAAGGAACGGATCATTAGTTGTTAATGCTTCATCAATGCCATAACCATCTGCATCTTCGCCGTTGGCCCATGCCCTAACTGTATCGCTATTTGGCGATAGACGTAGTGGGGTGTCGCCTATAACAAATGCAGTATTATCTCTTTCATTGTTAAGAGCAACCATATTAGGTATAAGTTCAGGATAGCCCGGAGCAGCAATGAGATTAAAATCACGCTGTTCTTCACGAATATCAGCACTTGTATCAATAGCTGCTTTCATTGCTTCTGTGATTATTTGCCTTACAGCATAACGGCCCATATATGGCGAACCGTTATCTCTATTGCCAGAAACTGTTACCCATGCGTCTGGATTTTCATTAGTGAATGATGGAAAATCACCAGAGTTGAAATATCCAACTCTATATTCTTTTACATTAAATCCAGAACGGCGTGTATTGAACAACAACGTACCGGCAGGGAAAAGGCTTGGATCGGGTGCATCCAAGTCTAGATTATCACTTGTAAGCAAGTTTGTTATTAATTCAATATCATCATCAATTGGATCATCAGTACTATCTGCACTCCAACGAGCATCAGCGAATACAATACCGTTTTCAGTTGTTTGGTCTGCATTATCAAGTTCAACCCACTGATCTACACCCAATACTGGAGCCCAACGATAGAGGTCTGGATAATTTTCAAGGTCAGAACTATTTAACCATATATCACCATATTCTAGTGCACTCCCATCATTTTGTGTGGTTGGTGCGGTGGCAGATACAATCGGACCAGCCGCATCTGTTAGGCTTAGATCGAATCCTCTAATGTCTTCTGAAACATTGCGATATCCACGCCACGTTGAACCATCATGCACCATGATATCAAGTTCATTAATTGTAGAATAATACCACTTACGACCATCGGCTGGTGCTTGATCTGGCTCATTACCACTAGCAGTGTAATCTAATGCTACCCAAGAGGAAAGATACCATTCTATGTTGCCACCTTGTAGCATTTCAGATTCTACACCGTCTAGTGATGGTGTAATGCCAAGATCACTCAATGCGGTGCCGACTGTTTCTACGATTTTAATAACACCACCCTGCGTATGTGAGATTCTAACTGTTCCAGTTGCTGTGACTTCTGCACGTGTATTTTCAACACCAGCAGAGGTAAATGCTTGGACAAAGTCAGCGGCAGTGTCGCCGGTAACAGTTACTGTGACTGGAGTCGTTAATGTGCTTGAACCGGGCTGGCTAGCACTAACAGAAAATGTAGCATTGCTAACACCTAGCGTAGGATTGGCTTCTGTGCCTGTAATTACAGTTTCACCCACTTGGAAATTGCGATATAATTTAT